GAAACCGAATGTAGAGAGCGTGCAGACCGTAATCTTTTCCATCTCGTTTGGCGTCGCTTTTGTGTTGTGTCGTACGCTTGTCGAGAGATTGCATGGTCTGGCCAATGTAAGAAATTCCGCTCAGCCAATGATTCAAACTATCCGGCGGTATGAAGGTCCATTTGTAAATTTTACCCTTTATAGTTTCGAAGATTTCTTCGATTGTTTGATTTTCTTGATTTTCTTGTTCGCGGGGTCGCTTCGTTCCCCGACCGCCAAATCCATAGTCAAATAAAGTTCGTGATTCTATGTCCATCTCCAAAATTAAAACTAAAAAAATCTAGATTCTAGAGTAAAGAAAAACAATTTAAATTCATATTTTACATTTTTGAGCAAATGCGCACTAAAAAATTCTTAACAAGTATAAATGCCTCGCACTTGGAATAAAGAATTGAATTTTCCGGGGAAATATATGGATGGATCAAAATGTGATTTTCCAGTTTCACACCTAGATTTTATCAAAATTTCCGAAGATTACCGAGACGGCAACGTCCGAAGCGGCTACGATGAAACGGCTATTCAAGACGTTCTAGACAATTGGAACACTGGCTTAGGTTCGGGCACTGGAAAGTATTCAAATTGTTGTCCAGACAGTTTTAAGCCAACGTACATTAATGATGAAGAATTTCGGGATTTCGAATATAACTGTCGCGGCGTGTTGTGTGGCGACCATGGAGTCGAAGTTTGGGGAAATCCTCAAGCCGATATAGGAACTCCGAAAGAATGTGCCGAACACTGTCTGAACGACAAAACCTGTGCAATGTTCAGATTTGATATTTATTCTCATGATTTTGAGGGGAACCACGGAACATGTATTACATATGATAACGATCACATTTATTCCGAAACAACATTCGAACCGAAAAACTCGAAACCGGTGTGTGAGGACAACAATGACTTCCTAAAGAGACTGGTGCCGTATGCCGGATCCACTCTCGTTCATCTCGGTGGCAGTCAAAGTGGTAACTATTGTCAGGACGTCATGGATTTGTTATCCGTTATGGGAGAATCAAATGTATGTGATTTGACACACGATGGAACAATCTTTAAAGACGTTTGTCCCACTACGTGCAACGCCTGCGAAGACTCGGGCTCGGGTTCGGGATTTTCTACTGACGAGATAAAATCGCTTTTGTTCAAATCTTATTTGTCTTATGAACCTTCAACTAGTCATTTCTTTACGAAAAAAACACATGGGTACAAACAGGTTGAACACTTACCCTTCTTCAATCAGAGCCAGGTACCTTCAGACGGGAATCGTGGAAGCGACTTTTACAAAAACAAATGCGCATCGCATGACCACGGTGGCGGAACAAATGGTGGATCTGGACCCGGATCCAATGATAACGATGGGCATTGTTATTTTAATTTAAGTTTTTAGTTTTAGAGTTTTACTTAAGTTTTAAGTTTTAAGTTTTAAGTTTTAAGTTTTAAGTTTTAAGTTTTAAGTTTTAAGTTTTAAGTTTTTAGTTTTTAGTTTTTAGTTTTAGAGTTTTACTTAAGTTATAAGTTTTAAGTTTAAGTTTTTTTCCGGTTTTAATTTAAATTGAATTTAAAAAAACATGAATAAAGAACTCGTTTTAGAAATCGTCTTCTTTCATCATCCAGAAATAACAAAATGTTTATTGTTGACTAATTCGAAAATAAGAAAACGAGTGGAGCAGTTTGGTAAAATTGAATCGCAAAAATGTAGAAAATGCGAGAAGAAAATTTGTCAATGTTGGAGAAATATTAATCTTTCTCAATTCTTAAGATATAGAGTTTGCAGTGAAGAAGTAGATTTGTTTGGACCACAACTAATTACAACGTGGCGTGACGTTAAATTTTTAAAACCGGTGAGTGCCTTTCAAACGATTGCGTATACATTAAGTTTGTTTGTGATTGATGAAATGTTGACTTTATGTTCTACATCACCACTTCATGGTGGTGGACTTTTTTACCAAATATTCAGACACATGAAACACAATTTTAGAAATATGAATTGCATAGATTTTTTTTTGCCATTGCAACTTTATAGCGACACGTGTTTTTTTGTCTGTCCAAGAAGATTTTCGAGGAGTATGAAAAAAGTTTCGAAACAAATAATAAAAATGAAAGGACAAAATAAAAAGGTTTTGAAAAGTTGTTGCGAAGAAATTTTTTCAGATTTGTTTATTTTAAAATAAAGTTAAAATTATATTCCATTTCTCTAATCGTCTGTATCCATGTTGTCATCTTTTTTGTCATCTTTTTTGTCCGGTATTTTTTCTGGTACCGAGCCTGGATGTTTTCGTTTACGTATAAGACCTTGTAACGTTCCCGCTTGTGCGGGTGTTTTTTTGTCTTTCTTAGTTCGTTCCTTTCTTACTTTCTTGATTGGGCGCGCATCTGTCGCCGATGGTTCTTGAACAACCGTATTTTCGAGAAATTCATGATACAGTCCTTTCGTAGTAAGTTCTTCGCTATTCATTGCTTGAGACGTTGCTTTTTTGTTTTTTGACTTTATGGATTTTGTCACTTCTTTTGCTTCGGTTATTTTTTGCTCCTTTTCAAGTATTAATGGAAACGAAATAAATGGTTCGTTTTTTTCGGTATATGATTTGCAACTTTTTCCGATATTTCTAAACTCTTCAATTGTTAGCGTTCCTCCAAAATCAATGAGCCAATGCGCATTCGGAGCTTTTGAAAATTCAAAAATTCCACGTTCAAATGCTAGTGATCTTATCCACGATACAATTTGTGATGAATTGTAATTATTTCTCACGGTGACCCACGTAACTGCACACGAGGGTGAGCAAAAACACCCAAAAGATTTGAATTGGTTTGTTAATACACATTTCGATAGGGGTATCATCCACGCATTCCAATCAAAAGTATGTGTACAATGCCAACATTTTGTATTTTCTAGTGGATTTTCTACAGAATTGAGTTTGTGAACGAGGGTTTCCCTTGAAGCTTGCTTTGCGATTTCCAGGCTTCTATACTGGGCACAGCAGAAAAGCCGAGAAGGAACAAGGCACTGTTCGGTTTCTTCGAGAGATTTTCGCTCCATAGAGATTGCTATTCTCTTTTTGTATTAAAATACATTTTAAAATGCTATGCGAACGATGCGACCTTTATTTCTGGTGAAATGTTCACACGTCAAAGTTCGAATTGCTAGGGGTTTGGCCTTTGCAAAGCTTGCATTGACCGCATCTTTACACACAGATAAAAAAAACGGTTGCGTCTAATCCAATACAAGTTTCAGAGCAGCAACGGAGCATATAGAACAAATCACTGTGAAAAAATTCTGACTTTGTCATCTCCAAGAACTTTCCAGAGAATCGTATTTTCATCCATTTTTATGGAGTTCGTATTATCAAGTTTAAACGAAACTTCCTGAATACCAACATAAGTAAACTCTTTTCTAATTACTAGCCCCGCGTCATCTTCAAATCTTGTATTTTTTAAAAGAAGGGTGGCGTAATATTCAGGAAACACTGCTCTAAACGCTAGCAGCAATGTTTGACATTCGTCGTCGAAAGATCTTTCATGATCAGTAAACCCTACGTTTCCATTGAAAATTACCTGATTCACAATATCAGTCGCCGCGAGCACCGCGATGTCTACGGCGGGTTCTGAAATCGGAGAAGAATCAAAACGATAGTCTATATTATAATAAAACGTAATACCTTCCGTTTTGTGAACAACTAAGCCCGTGACTAATTCTTTTTGATTATCGAGGCAATATGAGTCCAGGGAAAGTGCGCTCACGAAGTTAATCTCGCATTCTTTGTAGTTAATATTGAGAGGCGGGGAGTAAGAAGATTCAGAAGAATCCAACACGCCTGTAAAGAGACTGTTGTATATTTCCTTGATAAATGTCTTTATTAAAAACCACGCCTGTGGTCCTCTTTCTCCTAAAAAGACATCCTCGGCTATATCCGGGTTAAAATTAGCAAATGTCAACGCCCCGACTTGAGTAAAATAGTTCGTTGGGATATCCATTGTAACAGACTGAAAGTCCCCGGAATCTATTGTGTTTACAGTCCTTGTGGGTATAGAAGCATTACATAGGGGTAAATTGTAGCCATCGTCGATAGAAACCATGTTTACGTAAACGTCAGACATTCGCGCATTATCGAACGACTTCTGAAAATAATCAAGATCATCTTGTTGTATTGCAGTATCATACGTTTCTAAGTTGGCGCTTAAAATATTGAAATTTGGCGTAGTTCCTGTGAAATGATATCTCCTCCTTCCCGCGTTTCCACATACCCAAACTGATTCTAAGCTATCATAACCTGGTAGTCCACGTGCCATTTTCTCTAAGAAGGAGATGCTTGGTTGAGTAAAACTGCTCGTGGTCGGGTCTAAATTGTAACAAGCATATACCCCATCTTCTCCAGACCAAATGTCAGGAAAAGACCTTTGTAACGAAACGCCACCTGGGCTTCTCTCGTCTTCCCAGTTCTCGAGGGAAACAAAGGGGACATCTTCTGTACTTTCTGTAGTAATCCCGCTTCCGAAGCCTACTTTTTCTTCTTTTGTCTTTAAAATTAGTTCTGATAAACTTTTGATTTTATCGCTAACATCTTGCAACTTCCTAAGAAACAAGTCTTCGAAGAACGGATCTTTTTGTTGTTGTAAGTATCGTGTCAAATTTTCCTGATTAATTCCACCGTAAGCGCAATTTTCTTTATTTCGCTTGTTTAGGAATAATATGGTAATTACTAGTACGACTATAACTATACTCGGAAATGAATCCATTTACCTTTAAAGAATAATTAAAAAATGAACACATATACGACCATCTTTCTAAATTCTACAGTTTAATTATAAATATTTTTTTCTTCGGTTATTTAAAGTAAAAGTAAATGAAAGCTTGGAAAATATCCCTTATAATGGTGGCGGGGCCGTTCCGGGTAACCCGAATAACAATGGCGGCGGATACGGAGGAGGGAATTATTAAGATGACAATTTTTCAAAATAAATGAACTCAACTAATTATCATACCAGGGAGCGTGGAGCGGTTGGTTGAAGGAAGTTGCGTCTGCAAACATATTGTGCATATTCGTCTCATCATCATTGGACACGTTCCAATCATTGAGTGGCTGGTTGAAGGATTCTGCGTTAGAAAACATCCATGCCATCTCCGTCACATTGGACACGTTCCAATCATTGAGCGGCTGGTTAAAGGATTTTGCGCCATCAAACATCTGTCTCGTCCTCGTCACATTGGACACGTTCCAATTGTTGAGGGACTGGTTGAAGGATTTTGCTTTCATAAACATACATGCCATATCCATCACATTGGACACGTTCCAATTATTGAGCGGCTGGTTGAAACGGGTTGCGCCTTCAAACATTTGAGTCATATTTTTCACATTGGACACGTTCCATTTGTTGAGCGGCTGGTTGAAGGATGAAATATAAAACATTTCGCTCATTGTCGTGACGTTGGACACGTCCCAGTTACTGATGTCGCCGTGTTTTTTCACAATGAACTGCTTCTTATCTCCACCGTCGAGATAATCCTGAACGGCGCGGAAAATAGTTGCGTCCGTCAATTTTGGCGTGAGTAAAGGATTTATCTCGAGAATTTCCCCAAAAAAATCCTCAGGTATCGCCATTACTTGCTTAAATAACGTGATAAAAAAATAAAAACCATTCAAAAATGAACTCAATGCCTAGGATAGACCGTACCGTTAAAAATGTTTTGCGTTACCAAAGATGCCCAAGAAATATCCGAGTCGCCGACGCTCGATCGTCTTGCAACCGTCGCAACAGAACGTAGTTGAATTCGCTGTGAAGCAGAAATGCAATGGATTTGGTGTTTTGTTTTGGCATTTTATGGGTACGGGGAAGACTTTATCTGCATTAAGTGTAGTTTCTAATTTCAAGCAAAACGCAATTGTTATCTGTCCCGGTTATCTGAAATTTGTTTGGCGGCTAGAACTAAAAAAGTGGAAAATACCAACACGTATAGATGTATATTCTTACGAAGAATTTGAAATTACGAAGACTCGTCGTAAGGATATTCTTATAGTCGACGAAGTTCACAAACTACCCTATGCGAGCTACCCATCAGTAGCTGCATTTGAAAAAAGAATTCTTCTTTCTGGCACGCCTATCAACAGGATAATTCAACTCGCACCTCTGATGAGTATATTAGGCAAACCCATCACTATGGATGACTTTATTCAAAAGTTTGCCTACAGGAACCCCTTGAAAACCATTTTTACAAGCGCGCTGTTTCAGATATCAGATTTTGGCGCATTTTTTGGAGGTCTTATTCTTGTACTCGCCGGAAAGCACGTGTCTGGGGGAAAAAGATTCTATAGTAATCTTGCACTGGCTACAATGCCAATATTGAGTGCGTTTCTTAAATACATTAAATTCCACAAATTTGGGCTAGACTGGAATTACACAAAGATTGCAAAAAAATTGAAATCAAGAGTCTCTTATGTTCCAAACACTAGTATTGTAAAACTCAACACAAAATACGTAGAAATAAATTATGATAACGATCAACTAGACCTATATGAAAGGTGGATGACAATGAGGCTGAACCCAAAAGAAGCAGAGGGACTTGGTATTGCAAAAAACGAGGGCTTTTTGTATATGGAACCACGATCGGTGATTGAGACAATGATAGACAAGGGCAGGGTGCTGGGTTGGTATAGTAAATCCGGCGGAAGCACATCGGGAAAAGGGGTAGAGTTTCTAAAACTGATTGAAAATATCATAGAAAATAACCAAAAGGCAATGGTGTTTACTGAAATCGAAACCACCGCAACAATCGTCAAAGTTATTTTGAATGAAAAAAAAGTGAAATTTTCTTTCGTGAGTTCTGCTTTGACGTCGGAAGAAAACATGAAAAATGTCCGCGACTTTGACAACAAAACCACAATCCTCCTCAACCACGGCATTATTGAAGGCATGTCGGTGACAAATTGCAACAACGTCATTCTCCTAGAGCCACCAAGTTCCCCGGACATATATGCTCAAGCCATAGCCCGGGTGCGGCGCCACGACAGTCATATTTCAGTTCCAAAATACGTCAATTCTTATTTACTTATCAGTACGATATCAAAAACTACAATGAAGCAAAAAAAAGTTTTATTAGGAATAAATGATGTTCGCGCGAAACTTACTAGCTATTTAAATACTACTAACACACATGGGGATCTGGCAAAAGCACTTGCTTTGGTTTTAACTGCTTCAACTCTGCTTTATGCACCTCGAGAAACGTACCTCTCCTTGCGAAAGAGGCTGTTGGGTCTAGCTAACTTGAAATCATCAGAAAAGCGTCTTCTCGTAAAGGAGTTTGACGAACTAGCTTCAGACACGTCTTGGGAAGAGAGCACCCCGGATGTTTTGTTAGTCACCGCATTAAAAGAATCATCAAGTGAAATTGAGGCAATAGAACTGGCATTAGCTAAAAACAATATCCAAAGCCGAAAGAACATCAAATCCAACGCGGAATGTCCACCCTGTGATATGTGGCCAAGTGAAAATTGGAGCGCTAGTATAAACAAGTGTATGGATAGGGAACTCTAGTTGAAAATTGGTTGCAATTTTTGTTTAAAGATCAAAAACCAATATAAATCCTGAAAATTTCGAGAATATTATTCGGGTATTTAGAATGACCGGCTCGTTTTAAACCTCCCCCTCCCCCTGCGTGATTAAAATCTACCACAATAAATTTTTTGTGATTTTTTTTCTAACCAGCCCCTCAACAACTGGAACGTTTCCAAGGTTAGGATTATGATGTTCGTAGAATCTTTCAATCAACCGCTCAATGTTTTCCTGGGGCGTAGAACTTGCGGGTCATTGCTAAATCACTGTATCATGTTGTAGCGGCTGGTTGGTTAGCGGCATATGCTTTCATTTTTAAATACACTACTTGCATCTTACATTTGAACGTTGTATATTTTTTTTGGAAATAATTAATGATTTTCTCCCTGTCTTCTTTTAGACTTAAATTTTCAACATGTTCAA